GCTTCTATTAGACTTACAGGACGTAATTTCTCTGCTGAACAGAGACAACCATAGATCCTTGCATTTGTCAGACTAGTCAGGAACCCAGTGATCCCTCAACAAATATACTATAGCATTAAAAAACCCCCTGTGAAGGGGGCTTGTGACAGTTCTTAATGTGTCATGCATTGGATGGTGGACTGTCCACGTTCTTCCATATAAAATCACCAGTCTTATCCATGACATGACATTCCCAATGGTGAAACTCATCAGGACAGTCTTCCTTTCTAGGGAACCATGCAGTAGCATTTGCTATTGCTTGATCCTCATTGGTAACTGCTACTATATCCCAGTCACCCAAGGTTTTCATAAGATCAAGGACATCATCCTCTGCAAAACTAGAGTACCATGTCCATACTGCTGTCTTCTTAGCATCATCAGCAGTTTTAATCTTATCATTGACAAAATATATCAATGATGTATTATTGGTCTTACAGTATGCTTCAATTGTATCCCAAATGTTTAGTGAGGTAACTGCCATCAACCTTCCTCCTCAATCTTCTTAAGTACATCATTTAGATAGTCTTTAGTAGTTTGAATCTCCTCGGCACTATAACTGGTAGGATAATCAGTAACAGGTGCTTGAGATTGACTGTAAACTACATTTGCTTTTAATAACTCATCAAGGAATGATTTATTATACAATCCTTCAGTTAATTCAGATACAATTAGATAAGATGTAATCTTTTCTTTAAATGTATTGAAGTATGTAGATGCAAGAGTAATAAACTGATCATCAGTCTCTAAATATTCTGCACTAGCATTCTTCTGTAAGATAACATTCTTATAATATGATGGATTGATGGGGAACTTAACTCCAACAGGATCTGTAGTTCCAGCATCACTAGGAACATCTCTTAATTTTGCTCTATACTTCTTGTATAATTCTTTATCATCAGCACTGATACCAGAGTCCTCAACAAATACCCAGTCAGTTTCACTAAGTAGGAAGTTACGTGATAGTCTAACTGACAACCAACTAACAGCAGCAGTATTAGCATATATCTTAGAAAACTCTGCCTGATACTCAATATCTTCTAGGGAATCAGCAAGGAAGAATGCCTCCTTAAACTTATCATATACTTTCTGACCTTCAGTACCACCAACATCCTCCATCTCATAATCATTCCAATAGAATGTATCAGTCTTGAAGTTCTTGGTGTACTTACGTTTCTGTGCCATGTAAGTATCATTTGCATACCATGCGAACAATACTAACTTATCCTTATCACTATCCCACAATGGATATACTACAGGAACAATGTCACTAGTCCAGTATGTATCAGTGATATTCTTAGTCACACCTCTATATGTAACTGTCTTTTGTATTGCATCTACTTGCAATAATAATTCTGGTGTTGCCATGTTAGATAGTAGTTCCCTTGTTTATTTAGAACGCTTTGATAAGGTACTTAGTTAGATGGTACGGTTCAACAAGTGGTATATCCTCATCTGGATCAATCGCTGCATCTGGTATAAGTGGTACTTGAGGTGTCATTGTAAAAGTTGAATTCTCACCAATAGCACCTGACCTATAGAATGCATCTGCTGGTCCTCCAATATCATATGATAATGAATCAATAGTTGTTGGCATCTTACCTGCGGCTGCTTGATAAACTAATTCAGTTACCTCTTTATATTCATAAATGAAATCACAAATACCATAATGATCACTATCAGATGTTTTATCATCACCAACATTCCTTGATTGTCTTATCTGGAATCTTACATTTGCTTTCTGAGCATCAGTTGGTAGATCAACACCATACCAATACCAATTGGTTGGATTACTACCCTGACCAGTACCATCAATTTGATTTGTCACTTCAGCTGAGGTTGGTTTTGGAACAATTTCACCTAAGAAACTATTGAAATTAAAACTAAGATCAGTATTATAATAAAGTAAAAGATCATCACCAACATGTGATGGATGTTCTCCACCATTAACACCATTACCACGTGCAACTTTTATCCAGAATGTCTTCACATTGGTAGTATCTGCTTCTTTAACAGAAACAAATCTTACTTGATCAGCACCACTCATTTTAATATATCCCCATGCATCATTATATGCTGCTGGAATTACTTGAGTTGATAATGCAATACTATCAACTGCTCTGTTTCCAGCCTCTTCAACTGTACATGTTGCAAAAGAACTCGTTCCAGCACCATCTCTAATACGAACCTGTGGTGCAGATGTATATTGTGATCCTCCATTAGTTAATGTTATTCCAATAACCTTTCCACCAGATACACTGACAGTAGCAGCAGCACCATTTCCACCACCACCTATAAACTCAACCGTAGGAACTTGTGTAGTTGGTAATTTAAATCCACCACCATCACCTGTACCAGCACCCGAAGCATATATTTCAGTACCAGCGTTTGCATCTACAACTATATCTCCTATTGTCTGCCTTGTTGTTCCACCATCCCATCCAGTAACAACACCAAATCCAACTCTAGCAAATGGAGATTTACCATTGTCAGTACCACCAACACCAGCAGCATCACTAGGATTATATGACAGTTGCAATGAAGATGCTCCTGGCAATTTAGTAGCTTTAATATTAAATCTTATATATGCACCTGCACCACCACCACCTCCTCCTGGAGACCATGCACTATTATCTTCAGTGGTATTAATTATAACGTAACCATTACCAAAGTTACCATTATCTCCAGCAACAGTATTGATATGAGTGAAGAATGAAGTATTAGCAGCAGAAGTACCTGACTTTCCACCTTTACCACCACCGTGACCAGCCCAACCACCAATACCACCTGGATCTCCACCATCTCCACCTGAACCACCACCACCAGAAGCGTCTGAGGAGATTCCACCTCCTCCTCCACCACCACCGCCACCTACGCAACCGTAGTTACCACCAACAATTCCACCACCACTATACAGTGCAGTATTAGTACCCAATTTTAAGAAATCATCTGCTGCTAGACCATTACCACCATTATAAAAGTATTGTTGATGGTTCTGAAGACCACCGCCTCCTCCACCACCACCAGCACCAGCAACTAACTGATCTTGACCATTAACCTGAAGGAATACAGCAGTAGCACCACCGCCACCACCTCCATCATCAGTAGCACCATCACCACCTCTACCTCCAGATGCGTTATTCCATCCTTGACCACCAGCACCACCAGTTCCATCACCATTTCCACCAGACCAACTCTGTCCTCCGTAACCTGGTTGAACTTTAAATACGTATGCCTGTTGATCGTCTGGATTCTTTAGTTCAAGATTCATCTTTGCACCACCGTATCCCTTACCACCAATTACACCACTATAGTTTCCACCAGCACCTGGTCCTTGCTGAGAATCAGCACCACCACCAGCTGCAAGTTCTAAAGTAATCTCAGTAAATTTAGAAGTTGTTTGTAATGTTATTATTTGTAAGGTCGTACTAGGTTGATACGTATAAGTATTCTGAACATTTGATGCTGTTCCTATAAATGTATGAATACCATCACTACCACCACCAGTAGTAGGTCTAACGGCTGCAGGAGCACCTGTACCAGCTTGTCCAGGATTATTTGGATATTGTGCTCCAGGAAAAATTCCATTTGCACCTGGTCCTTCTTGTCCAGCAGTACCATCAATAGTTACTTCTGTTTCTACCTCAATATCATTAATTGCAGAACCAGACTTTGTAACAGCACCACCACTACCTGCACTTGTATAATTAGTTGTTTTTCCTCCTCCATCTCCACCACCAGCAGTAACATCTAATAATGTTCCACCAGCAGTAACTGTAACTTGAACACCATTACCATCATTACCTGATTGTGTTCCATCACTACCAGATCCACCACCACCTTGAATCTCAACTTGCATGGTTTCCCAATTAGGGGGGAATGAAACAGGTGAAGAACCACTATAAGTTACATCATCAGTATATGTAATGATTGCTGAACCACCTGATGTTATTGTTCTATTACCTATTTCTGAACCATTGGTAGAACTACCCACAAATGTTCTAAACATTGTATTTGGTACATATGTCTGTTCTTCCCATGTTCCAGATCCTGTTGAACCAGATGCAAAATAAAAATCACCAGATGGTGTTTCATACTTAAGACTACCTGTTCCGTCAGCACCTGCCTTCCAATCATATACATCATAAGTTGCTACTGATGGATCTGTGATTGCTGATTTTGATAGTCCATGCTTATGTTCATATTGTATTCCACCAATAGGGTTCCAGTTATCTAATCTTCCGTTAGCATTTGTATAACTGACCAAATATCTATCATATGATAGTCCCTGATGCCATCCAAAAGTAGTATCTGCTTCAGTGGCATAAATGTAATGATCATGTTCTGGTACTCTCTGTAGTCTTCTGTTATCCATTGTAACAGTAATTTTTTGATTACCTATTACATTTGTGGCTACCTCATCACTAACCTTTTCATAACCAGTTGTAGTTATTGTACCAAGAGCAAAATATGATCCTTGAGATGCCTTATCAAAATACCATGATCCACCTTGTTTAACAATACCATTGTTACCACCAGCACCTAGTGGAAGCAATCCAATACTAGGAGATCCCTGTCCATATACATTTCCATAACCAACAACCTTTTTAGCTTTTAAATCAGGTACTTTAAAAGTTCCAAGACTTCTACTCTCACCCCAATGCTCAAATACATTATCTTTATTAACTGTCTCAATTCCTCCATTCCCACCGATATTAATTTCTAAATCCAATCCTGTTCCACCACCTGTATTAGCAAGAGTAAAATTTGGTTCACTAATATATCCAGTTCCTATAACAGTAGCATTAACTGCTACAACAACACCAGTAGCATTGATATCTAAAGTTGCTTCAATAGTAGTACCACCAGTAGGTGCAGCATCAAATGTTATAGTTGTGGCAGTATCATATCCACTACCACCATCAACAATTTTTATTGATGGTCTTGCTTCACCACCATAATCATTTCCAATGATAGAAAACAATACAGGAAAATCACTTATATTATACTCAGCACCATCACAATAAATGTATCCAGGATATTGATATTCAGGTTTATCTTGTGTGTTTGAATTACCAGGAATTACACTATATGCATTTAATGGTATATACTCATTATCATATACACCAGTAATTGATTTAAAAGTACTAATAATAGAACCAACAGGACTATTATCTGATGCCTTATCTGTATAATAATTCTGTCTAGTATTTCTATATGTTGGTGGTGATGATACTGTCATTTATCAAATCTTAATTAGGTATTCTAATATAATAAAAGGTGCTGTCACATTATCTACAGATTTTGATTCATCTACACTTAATTGCAATGTAGTATTAAGTAAGTCTGCTGGAAGTTCAGTTGAATCAGTTTTTAATTCATACGTATGATCTTCCTTAACTATATTTAATTTATGATAATGTTCAGTTGGGTCTTCACCACCAGTATATAGTGCTTCACTTTGCTCAAAAGTATTAGTTGTAGAAGGATATCCCACCGAACCAGCTTGTTGGTGAGAATCATTCACTTGTAAAGGCACTGAGTCAGCCCAACTTAAACTCATCCAGTCAATAGGAACACCAGTTGCTCCTGCACGATACATTGATTCTACATCCTGATCACTACCATATGTACCCCCACCAGGAAAATTACATAAACCTAAGTTCCACAATCTTGACTCTGACGTTGGTATGCTACTACTATCACCAGTTACTGTATATGGTGGTGTTTTAATAGGATATTGTTCCCATGCTCTAGTAGTACTACCATTACCAGCAGTAGATACACCCTTATCATTTAAATATGATTCTGGTGGCAATAAACAATAATATGCCCATAATTCAGTCAAGTTACTGTTATCATTAATACAAGAATAACCATAACTTGTTGGGTTCCAAGTACCTGCAAAAGCACCCTCCTTACCTTGCCCAGGTGGTTTTTTTGCAAGTTGGTTTGACGCTATTGCTTTACATGGTTGTTGAGCATTACCAGGATAAAGATTACCACTAGTAGGAAGTGAAGTAGCGACAATCCACGCATGTAAAGGAATAGTAGAAGCATTCCTCAATCCTACTGGACCTGATTGTGTAGGTGGTTTTACTGTATTAGGACTATTCTCATCAACCTCACCTCTTGATTTTAATCTAGTTCTAGTACCACTATGAAAATGCATGTGACCATGTAACTGAGATGAGTCCACTGCCTCAATCTCAGTCCTTCTACCATCAGTTGTGCCAACAGTCCATGCTGGTCTACCCCTCATTGGTATAATAGTTGATGGTATGATAAAATTACCAGTATATTCAACAGTGATCACATTATCAACAGCACCAATAGCATCAGCATCTATTCCAATACCAGAGCGACTTTTCTCAACACCAGCCTCTGTTGTAATTCTTATATTTGTATATGTTCCACCACCACCAGCAGCACCAGTTGGTTTAGGACATTTAGATCCTAGATCTGGCACTGCAAACTGTTCATTACTTATTGTCTGAAGTGGTTCATTAGAAATATTTTTTCTAACAAATTTACCACCAGTTCCTGTACCACATACAGCAGCAAGTTGTGGGTAATCTACAGCATTATATACAGTACCATCACAACGTAAATAACCTGCTGGTAAATCTCTTTTAGATGAACTAGAGGTAATAGTATTATCTACTTCTATTGGCCATACTATAATTTGACCAGTTATATTACCATACTTTCCTCTTTCTTTTGAATAGATAGTTGCCATTAGTATGCCTTAATAATGTACACACATGCCATTGCTGGCTGAGAGGTAGTTACTATAATATTTAGTGCATTTTCTTCGCTTTGTGGTACTACATTACCTAAACTTACATTACTAATAGCAAATGTTGGAGTTGGTTTCAAAGACCCAACAGACATTTGTATATCAAAAGTACCATGATTATGCGATCCAAATGTAGTATCATTAGGATTTAAAGATCCAATAGTATTTAATGTACTTGGCCAAGTACCATCTTTAAATGTTATAGTTGCATCTGGTGATCCACTAGCATCACTACGTGTTTGTTTACTTAAGTAAATCGTATACTCATAAGTAGCAAGATCATTTCCTGTTCTGCTAATTCTAGTAATATGTGTGCCTGGTGTAATAGTTGCACCTTCAACTAATCTATATGGACGTATTTTATCTTCAATATAATATGTGTCACTACCTTCAGTCTTAGTTGTTCTAATATCTGTACCCTGTGGTAATGTAATCTGTGATACTTGGGGATTAACAGTTACATTATTAACAACAAAATGAGTAAGAGGATCCTCTGGATTATCAGGAATTTGATTTAAAGTTGCTCCTGTATCATTACCATAATAGTTTCTTCTATTATTTTGACTCTGTGGTCTAGGATGCATTCCACTCCATGCAGGATGATAGTGTAATGTTTTATCAGTGGTTGTTGGATCATTATCAAATGGTGAATACGTAAATGTATTTGTAGCTACACCAGTCATAGGCTTAACCACATCTTGTGTAGAAGCTCCCATACTATTTCTAGTTCCTGTTCCATCATGCCAAGATGGTGCTGGAACTGCTGACCAATAATCTTTTCCAGGGTCATTTAAGAACTCATGGAACCCACTCATAGTTGGTATTGTATGTTCATGTTGGGTATCACCATAATATGAAATAAATGTAGCACCATCCCTCCATGAAGGATATGCTCCATCTCCAGTAGCAATACTACACGTATTATTTCTTGATTTAACTATATTAGAACATCTTCCACTTGAATGAGGATCAACACCACCCATAGAAACAGCAGCAGTATCAAATACTTGAGGACCAGTGAAATTTGCCCTTGCATTTTGAAATGTAGTTCTATGACTATGTGCTGGTATATGATTTATACCTAATTTCCTACTAATTGTACTAACAGAAGTAAAGAAGTCTGGATCACTAATTGTTTGACCTGTAAACTTACCAGTTAAAAGAATTTGTGGATTGTTAAAAGTGAAATCAATATCTGCATATGCATTATGTGTTATCTTAACAGCATCAGGTCCAAAATCATTTGCTATATCATCACCAGTACCATCACCTACAGAATCACCAACAACTAATAGTGCATCAGCCTGACCGAATTGATACCTTGCATCACTAAGATAGTTCTTTTCTAAATCAACGAGTCCTTTATTAGCAACATCAGGTAATTGAAATTGTCCTGTGAAATTAGGAAAATCTCCAGTCAAATCACCACCATATGTCTTACCAATTTCAGATGCTAGTAGAGGATAATCTACTCCATTTTCCAGTCCACCATCAGCAACTATCCACCCTTTTGGTAAGTTTGCAACAGTGAACCCTTCGTTACCATCACCACCCCACGGCATTATTGTGCCGATACGAGCAGACTTCATGGTTTTAATTGAACTGTAGTATTGTGCCATATTTCCTTATAGTTCTGTTAACCACCATCCACGTAAGTTAGATGGAACTGTAGATGCATTTGGATCACCAGCAGCATCTGTTGCACCGACATATATTAAACCAAATGATGCGTTTCTTGTTTGAACAACAAGTTCACCACTATCCCAAGCAGTTTGCATCTGACCAGCACCAGCTTGAATCTTAGTACCAGTAGTGTCACCTTGAACTGCAACTGGAACATTAGCAACCTTAAGTGCTCTCAATACTAGACTTGTATTGTATGTTAGATTTCCACTAACCTCAACAAATCTAATCATATCACCTGTTTCTGCTGTCTCTGGAAGATACATGACAATGTTTGAACCAGAAGAAGTATTGATCAAGTAATTATTATTTGGTTGTAATGGATTTGCTTGTGTCTGACCTATTCCAGTAATAGACTGCTCAACATATGTATATCTGCGACCACCGTTTCTAGTGAAGTAACGATTAATTCCAAACGCATCAATTGAACAATCTTGATACATGATCCAATCTTTAGGACCAGTTAAACTACCTTGAGCAGCACCTAAATTATCAATATGGAAGATTGGATCCTGTGAGTTTCCAGTTGAATTAACCTTACCTTTAATGTAAAGTTTCTCACCCATATCAACAGAACCAGTACCACCATATACTTGGAATAAAGTTTGGTTAGCACATGTACCATTAGTCTGACAACTCTCAAAGATAACCTTAAGGTCACCACCAATCATTGCCCCACCATTGACATACATTCCCATCACACCAGTCTTCTCGTCTCTAACTGATCCATCACCATAGTGATCATCATCGTTAGCTACGTTGAATACTAGAGTCTTACCATCAGAACCATACATTCTGAGGTTACCACCAATCATTTCCATATGATCGTGGACTGTTAACTTACCACCACCAAAGTATCTTGTATGTGTTCCAGAAGCAAGGAAGTTGCCATTAGCATCAAGTCTAGTAGACTTGGACA